GGTTCCCAGCCCTCACGTAACTTGGAGGTAATGTTAATGACATCCGCAGTACCTTGCGTGCTAACACGAATCCAGCGATACGCATACCCAGCTTCCGGTTTCGGGTCTGGTAACAGGTCTGGGATTGCCCACTTGGTGGGGCGCTCAAACTTGTCGCGGGTTTCTAGTTCACGGTCCAAACGGTTAACTTTAGTGTCATTCATTTTCATTTCCTCATTTCTTCAGCAACCTTACGAGCATAAAGTTCCAAAGGAACCCCAAGCCGCTTGGCGATATTCACCTGTGATTGACTTAGTACGACCTTGCGGGGCGCAGTACTTCGTGTGGCTGGTGCGACCACGTTCCGTTTGGTAGTGCGCTGAGTAGAAGCATCAGCGGTTTCTTCAGAGTCGAACTTCTCTGGAAACACTTGTCGCACGCGAGCATTGACTTTATCATAGTATTCATTAGACCGTGGGTCAACCCCATCCTTAATTAGCTTATTATGCAAACCAAGGGCGAAGCTGGTCATTTCGTCGTCTGAACCGAACCAGTCGTTATTCTGCCGCCATGCTACCGCTTTTTCGTCAATAGGTGCGGGTTGTGGTATTTCTGCAACAGGTGCGGTTTCTTTAGCGGGGGCTGGGCGGAAATTATTTACCCGCTCTGCCCGCATTTTCACCGTGGTCATATTCTCTTGCGCTTCCACCAGAGCGTCAACATCACCCGCCTCGTAAGCAGTTTTGTACTGCTGCTTGGCTTGAGTTAACTCGTTGGCAACCACTTTCTTGGCCTGTTCAAGCAGAGCTTGTTGGCCTTGATTCAAGGAACCTTTGAGTTTTTTATTCTCATCAAAGATAACCTGTGCAGCCCGAATAGCTTCTTCTCGCTCACGTATTGCAGTCTCTTTAGCCCTACGCTCTTCGTGGTAGCCTTTGGTAAAGTGCTTTAGCCGTTTCTTGGCACTCTCGGTGTAAGAATCTAGTTCTTCATCAGTAGGGTCGGTTGGCGCTTCCGTCATCGGCGTGCGATTGCGGTCTTCTACCGGAGTGTCATCCACTACTTCAATGTCAGCCTCAGCTTCAGGCGTAACCACTTTGCTGCCTAGCCGAGAAGCCTTTTCTTCGGCCTCATGGGGAAATTCAAATTCAGTTTTTTCCATGTCTGCTCCTAAACGCGGGTAATGCCACGGGGGTCTTGCACAACAGCTTGAACTGAATCATCGTTAATGATCCTGAATTCCTGCCCATGAATCTTGATGCGTGTCCCGGTGTTGGGCCGTACCAAAATAAAATCGCCGTTTTTACATGCGGCCCCGCTAGGGAATCGTTTCTCGTCCTTAAAGGCGTCTGGGCCAATCTTGACCACAAACAACACAGGAGAAAGCAGTTCTTCATACTGCATTGTCTGCCCAGATTTGATCAGCCCGTTGTCGTACTTTTCATCTGCCTCTGGCAGGATACACAGAATGTGGTAAGTCGCCGGTTCTGGAATCTGTTTGGCCTTTTCCTCCGCTGTGTTGGGTAACACTGATACCGGCCCGGTGGGGTCGAGTGTCTGACCTATTAAAAGTTCATTCATCCATATGCTCCATTTTTTGACGCAGGTCTTGAATATCCATTCTGGCAAGGTTCAGACCGTAAATTACCCCGCAGATTCTTTGGTACTCCCCAAAGTCCTTAATGCCGCCGCGAGTTAGCGCGGTAGTCAAATTTTGTTCATGCTCATTGAGTTTCTTTTCAAGTACGTCTAGCTCAGTCATTTGGATTCCTTCCGAGCGGCTGCGCGTTCAGCGTGAGTCATTCTCTGCCGATGCGTGAGGGCGTTCTGCATGGCGTTCTGAGCGTGGACATGACCCCCGTGGGCCATTTCTTGGGCGTGCTTCTGCTGCATCATCTGCAACTGTGCCTGTTGTTGCGCCATTTCTTGCTGATGTCTCTGCGCCATCATCTGGGGGTCTTCTCCACCGGCCTGCTGTTGTTTTAACTGCAACTCAGCCTGTTTGATAGCCAAGTCACCGTCAACTTTCTTGGTCTTGGTGTCGGCGTCTTGTTTCTTGATCTCTAGCTCTGCCTGCTGAAGCTGCACCAACGGGTCTTTCGCCGCTTCCTCAGCCTGCTTCTGCTGGGCTTCACCCTTGCTCTGGGCCAAAACCTGCTGCGCCGCTTGAGCCACAAGCCGGGACAACAACACCTCTGTGTCTGGTGGTAAATCCTCATCGGGTGCTGGCAACGGCACTCCTAGCTGCTCCTCCACTTTCCTGCGGTACGCAAAGGCTAGATGCTCAGACACGTGCGCCATAATTGTTGCCTGCATTTTTTGAGCTTGGGGGCTTTGTTCAAGCTGGGCCATTAGCAGGGGGTCTTGCATCATCGCCATGTGTATAGCGATATGCGCATTATGGTCTTGCGCCATAAACGCCTTGGCAGGTTTCCCAGTCAAGAACGCCATGTTCTCGGACACAGGATCACGCGGCATCATGTCGTCCTCGATGGGCACCAACTTCTCCGCGTTTTTAATCCCCAGCACCTCCAACATCTGCCGGTGCAATTGCGGCAAGTCGTAGATTTGCGGTGCGCCTTGGGCTAGCTGGATAGCTGCCTGATACTGCATAATCCGCTGAGCCATTGTTGCGCTGTTGGGGTCGCTAACCGGCACAACTTCAACCAAGTCATAGTCCGACCGTTTCGCCCTGCGGTCTGCGCCCGTGGGGTCGTACTCGTACTCATCAGGGGCGTTGTCCCTGATGATGGCCGCAAGCAACTTGAACTCCTGCTTCATAGAAGCATGGACGCGAGCCTGTACCGCAGACATGGTTTTCAGGGTGCGCTCTAGCAATGCCAGCGTAGTCCCTACGGGAGCTTGCGCCGACATGTCGCTGATCTTCATGTCAGAGATAGCACCGAGCCGTCGGGCTTCGTCGGTAACTTGGTTCAGCAGCGCCAAAAGGGTTTGGCTAGGCTCTTTGTACGGCAGCGCCATGATGTTGTCGCGCACTGTGCCAGACGCAACGTCCACATCCCTGAATTCCCCCGGAGCAATCGGGGTGTCGTCTCCCTTGATCCGCAAGCCTTTGGTTTTCAACCCACCGGGTAAGTTGGACAATGTTCCAGCATCTATAAGCTGCCGAATCAAACTTGTACCTGCGCGGGCGTAGCCACCGATTAAATTGATCAGCCCAAACCCATACGGCCCAAATCCGGGGATGTAGGTGTACTGTACAAAATGTTGGCGTCTAATCCGCTGCGCATCGTCTTCATTCCAGTTTCTGCGTATAGCCAGAACCTCTAAAGTCCCCCGCTCAATGGTGACCACATACGGCAGTGCAATGCCATCCTCGTCTTCGTATCCGGGCATGTCCCAATCTACGTGCACCTCCAAAAGCTGGTATCTGTCATCATCCGACAATGTATAGCCCTGTTCCTCTGCTTTCTTTTTCTCAACGTCCGTAGAGGTCTGAATAGGATCGCCTAAATCTATGTCACGGTAGAAACCCGCCACTTGGAGTTTGCGTATATCGTTCTCGGTCTTACGCATGATGTGCGTTACCCGCTCAGAGACCTGAGCGCTAGAGGCACCGTACGGAATAACGACCTCTTCGGCGGGTATAAATATAGCTACTTGCCGGTCCAAGCTAGGGTCAAAGTAAACTTTCTTGAACGCTGTGCCCGCAAGCCCCAAGTTGAATAGCATCTTCTCGTGCTCGGGCCGGTACTCAGGCATCTTTTCAAGAATTTGATAGTTCATATCCTCTTGAACACGCGCAGCGGCTTCTTCTTTTGCCTTGTCTGTCTTCCCAAAAATCTGGGTTTTAACTGGCCCCTGTGCGGGGAAAGTTTCAGTTGCCATCTCCGCTTGGAACCGTATGGCTGCTTCAGTCAGCACAGTCGAGTAAACCCCGCACGCGCCATTCCACGGCTCGGTTCGCTCGTCGTACTTCATCCCAAGAACTTCTAGCCCTTTTACGTACGCTTCGGCCCAATCTTTCCGTGCGTTGATATCCGCATCTATCAAATCGATAAGCTCCGAAGCTAGGCTAGTTAAATCCCGAGGGTCCATAACTTCGGCAAGATTCTCGCCAAAATCGGGGTCTTCCTCTGCAATAATCATAACTTCAACTGAGTCATCTGCTGGCAACTCAACCTCAACACCTTGGTCAAATTCATCTGGGGCAATTGAATCCAAACCAAGAGGTAGCTGATTTAAAATTTTGTCGAAACTAGCGGAGGCCATAATGTGTCCTTAGTAATAAGCGAATTGACTCTTACGCCGGAAAAACTTCAGTTCTTCGGGCTCGTCTGAGGGCAGGCGAAGAAAACCGCCTTGGCGGAACCGCATAAGTGCTAGAGTGGTTGCATCAACCAAGTCGTCATGCTCCCCAGAGGGGAACGCAGCAACCTCATCAACTAGCTCTTCAGCCCAGCGGGTACGGGGAACCCACACTTTCCCAGACGCAATTATGTCTGATACAGCGTTTAGGCGGGCAATTTTGTCTTGGCCCTTACCCGGCGTGAACTCCTGCACCGGTATGCCCATTGCTCTTAGCTCATAGATCAAAGGTGCACCACTAGCCTTTTTTT